TCAGCTGGGCGAGGGGTCGCGCGGGCCGGCGAGGCGGATGCGGTCCTCGGCGACCTGCGCGCGGGCGTCGGGGTGGACCTGCTCGTCCCCGATGACGGTGGCCACCGCCGCGCGCATCTTCGCGTCCCCGCGGCCGTTGGCCAGGTCGCTCGTGTCGGCCGCCACCTGCTCGACGCGCTGCTCGACGTTGCCGATCTTCGCCACCGCGGCGATCGCGGCGAGCGTGGGCGCCAGCGAGCCGATCAGGATCGCGATCAGGCTGCCGGGGTTGCCGCCCTCGGGGACGGCGACCGCGATGACGACCACCGCGGCGATGATGAACAGGACGACGGCGGCCATCGTCAGGACCAGGGCGGTGCCGGACACCGGCTTGGGGTTGCTCACTTGGGGCTCCTGTAGGGGTTGGAGGGGTCGAAGGTGCCGGCGCGGATGAGGCGCTGCACGATGGGTCCAGGGCAGGACGTGGGCTCGGGCCGGACCTCGGAGTGGCCGCGGATCCGGCGGGCCTTGGGTGCGATGACGCGGTGGCGCTTCACGCGGCGACGTACGGCCCGGATCATGGCCGGGGTGGGCTCCTCCCCCGGGGCCAGGATCAGCAGCAGCGCCCCGTAGCGCTGGTTCGCCGAGGTGTCGCCGTTGGCGCCCGGCTGGGTGTGCAGGTTGCGGAGGCCGTAGACGTTGCCGTCCTGGTCGATGGCCTCCTGGTAGGCGATGTCGGACCAGCCGCGGTCGTCCATGTGGTAGTCCTGCCAGCCGCGCAGAGCTCGCTTCACGCTCTCGACGCCGCGGACCTTCTTCGTGATCGCCGGCCAGTGCAGGACGATGCCTTCGACGTCGTCGACGTCGGCGCGGCCAGGGCCGCCCTTGGCGGGGCGGGCGCCCCAGGCTCTGCGGCCGTAGTAGGTCATGCTCGGACCTCCCAGGTGAAGGTGACGCTCGTGCCGGTCGGCACGACGGCTCCGGTGGCGAGGGCTCGGGTGAAGACCGTGACCGTGGTGGCGGTGGCGTAGGTCGTGAGTGGGCCGGGGGCGGTGTAGCGGGCCGAGTCGGTGTTCTGGGTGACGCAGAACGTGGGGACCTGGCCGAGGCCGTGGGTGAAGGTCACGGCACCGGAGGCGTTGGTGGTGCCGGTGTGCTCGCCGTAGGCGTGGTTCCGCAGGGTCGGTGAGCTGGGCAGGGGCGGGGCCTGCTGGGGCTGCGCGACGCCGCCCTCGGCGGCGAAGGCGAGCGTGACCCGCCACTTGCACTCGGCCGAGGTCGGGCCTGCGCTGATGGTGTGCTTGACCCCGGTGATGCGGGTGTCGTCGACGATCGTGTTCTGGGTGACCTGGACGCGGTCGTAGAGGTCGAGCAGCGCCCGGCCGGGCACGAGGTGGCTGACCTGGGTGATGGGTAGCGTGATCGAGCTGACCCGGATCCGGGGGGTGGCGTTGGCGTCGAGGATGGCCTGGGCGTAGGCCGCGATCGCCGCGGGGTTGTCGACGGCGCCCTGGATGGTGAACTCCTTCGACCTGATCCCCCACTGCCGGATCGAGTTGTCGTCGCGGTAGGGGCCGTAGGGCACCTCGACCGTGTCCAGCGTGGCCGCGTTCTTGCGGAGGAACTTGACCCGGACCTCGTTGATGCATTGCTCGGAGTCGAAGCTCGACCCGGCGTCGGCGAGGTAGGTGTCTTCGGTGAGCGTGGCCGCGACAGCCGTTGGAAGGGAGGCCCGGTCCCAGACCGCTAGGACGCCGCGGCTGTCGACCCAGGCGTAGCCGAGGGCGGTGTCGCGGGTGATGGCGACCTGGTCGAGGGCCTTGGCGTTCTCGTTGGTCGCCACGACGGTCGCGGCGGGGACCTGGTTGCCGGATCCGTTGACGCTCCAGGGGACGCCGCAGCCCTCCAGGATGTCGGGCAGTTCGGCGATGGTGGCCACGCCGCTGGGGCGGGTGACGTTCGCCAGCGTCGAGACGGCGTCGACGGCCTCGACGGTGATCCGGGCACGGTGCTCGCCGCTGCCGTTGAGGCTGTAGTCGGCGCGGGCCTTCGTGGTGGTGCCGACGAACAGTGGCCGCCAGTCGAGGCCGTCGGGCAGGACCATCAGCCGGACCTTGCGGCCGGGGCGGAGCAGGGTGTTCTGGTCCGGGGCGAGCGAGGCGTCGAGGATGGTGGCGTTGAGGACGCCGACGTTCAGCTCGGCCCGGTCGATGGTGATCTCGTGGGTCGGTCCGAGGATGTTGGTGAAGTACGCAGCAGCAGCGTCGAGGGGGATCGTTGCGGGGTCGGCTCCGGTGGACGTCGCAGCCTGGACTACCGCGACACGGTCCAGGCGGACCGTTCCGGCGCTGGTGGGGTTGCTCCCGGCGCTGGAGCCGTAGAGGTTGTAGCGCAGCCGCACGGCGACCGCACCAGCCGGGACCAGCGCGGCCGGCACGAGGGTGGTGCCGCCGGTGGCCGCCGTGATGGTCGTCAAGGGTCCGGAAGACACCTCCGCGCCGTCGTCGTCGACGAACGTGAACCGCGCTCGGCACCAGAAGTTGCCAGAGCCGCCGGTCACTCTGCGGAAGCGACCCCCGACGTACCGGCCCGGGACGACCGGCAGGTCCTCGGTGGTGAAGTACGACGCGCCGCTGGTGGTGGTGCTCTGGTACTCCAGGACGGGGACAACCGTCCCGTTCCGCACGAGGGTGGTTCCGGGGACCGGGGTGAGGTATCCCCATCCGCCGAGCTCCCCGTCGGTGTTCTGAACCAGGTTGACCAGTTCGCCGGGGGCGGGGTCGCGCTGCACCTCCAGGCGGAGCCGGTCGGTGGTGGTGAAGCTCTGCCCGGCCATCAGACGGCCGCCCACTTCACGCCAGCGGCGCGGGCCGCGTCGATCCAAGCCATGATCATCCGTCCCATCAGGAGTCCCGTGAGCTGTTCTGCCGAGAGCCGCAGCTCGAGCACCTGGGTGCTGCCTGCGGTAGAGCTGGTGGCCTTGGCGTAGGCGTCGAGGGCCGGGGTGCCGAACCCCTGCTGGAGAGCGGTGGCGGCGCGGGTGCCGATGCGGCGCACGTAGGTGTCGTCGAACCCGATGCCGAGGCCGCGGACGCTGTCGGTGGCGATCGCGCGGAAGACCCGCGACGGGCTCTTGATGCCGAGGGCCTTCTTCACGGCCTTGACCAGCTTGTTCGCGAGCCGGATCGCGGCCTTGTCGAGGTTCTTGGCCTGGGCCTCCAGGCCGGCGACGATGCCCTGGGCGGCCTGGACCCCGGCGCCGTGGAAGTGCTGGGCGGTGACGTTGCCGAGGGTCTGCCCCGCGGTGGCGAGCTGGCCCTGGAGGACGTTCACTTCCTGGATGACCTGCCCGCCGCCGGCCAGGAGCGTCTGCGCGGTCCCGAAGCCGCCCTCGACCCCGGCCTCGATGAGCTGCTGCAGCGTGGTCGGGTTGAGCTTGGCCTTGATGAGCTGCTGGATCATCGCGGCGTACTGCTTGGCCTGCTCGACCTTCGCGCGCAGGTTCGCGACCAGGCCGTTGGGGTCCGCGAACCCGGTGCCCTGGCCGAGGCTGGTGATCGACCCGAACGAGATGAACGAGTCCCGGACGCTGGTGGCGTAGTCACGCATCGCCTGCTTGGCGGCGGCGAGGTTGTTCCGCGCGGTCTCCAGCTTGGCGGCGAGCCGGTCCTGGGCGACAGCGTTGGCGCGCAGCGCCTTCTCCTCGTCGGCCAGGCCCTTGACCGCGGCCCTGCGGGCGGCGTTGTTGGCCCGCTCGGCGGCCCGGAGCGCCTTGTCGAGCTGCGCGCCCTTCAGGCGCTTCCGCAGCCGCTTCTCCACGGCCGTGAGGCGGTCGTCGAAGGTCCGGTCGACCAGGGTGGCGACCTTGCCGAGCGCGTTGGAGAGCCGGTCGCTCGCCCCGGAGACACCGACGATGAGACCGTCGACGATCTGCTTGCCGATCAGCGCCATGACCCGCGACGGGGACTTGATGCCCAGCGCCTTCTTCACCGGCCCGGGGATCTTGTCGATGACGTAGGACTGGATCGTGGAGGCGAGCTCGCCGGCCTTCTCCCGGATGCCCTGCAGCAGGCCCGCGATGATGTCGACGCCGGTCTGCAGCAGCATCGACGCGGCACCGGCGAAGGCGCCGGTGATGCGGCCGGGCAGGTTGATGAAGTAGCCGACGACCTTCGCGACCCGCTCGGAGACGCCGCGCTGGAACTCGCCGACCTTGCGCACCGCGTCGACGACCGCGCCGCCGAAGCTGATGACCGCGCCTACGACCCGCGCGACGGCACCGACGACCCGTACGAGGACCGAGACGACGGTGCCAGTGAGGAACCCGGTGAACCGGATCAGGGGCGGGAGGACCTTGCCGAGGATGGCGGCGGCGAAGGTGAGCACGGCGCCGACGACCCGGGCCACGACCACGATGACGCGCTGGATGGTCGGGCGGGCGGCCTCGAACTTGGCCAGCAGAGTCGAGAGGGCCGGGAGGATCCGGGACTGGAGCGTGCCGACCAGGGCCTCGAAGACGGGGCGGAGGTTGGTGGCGACCTTGGCGGCGATCGCGACGACGGCGGGGACGAGGGTGCCGTAGAGAAACCCGGCCAGGCCGGTGACGATGGGGATGACCCGGCCGGTGATGATCTGGGCGACCTGGGTGAAGACGGGGACCAGTCGTGCGGCGAGGTAGCTCGCGACGGCGACGACGGCGGGCAGTACGACGGTCTGGGCGGTGGTGGCGTAGGTCTTGAACGCCTCGACGACGGGGGTGAGCGCGGAGGCGCCGCCACTCATGTCGCGTATCCGGGAGAGCGCGGCCTCCAGGGTGTTGCCGACGATCTCGACGTAGGGCGCGAGGCCGGACGCCGCGGCGGCGACGGTCTCGAACGCCGGGGTGAGGTTGGCGTTGAGGAAGGCCGCGGCCTTGGTGAGGATCGGCAGGAGCACGGCGCCGATGCGGGCCTTCAGGTTCTCCACCTGGGCGCCGAGGCGCTGCTGCTGCCCGGCGAGGGTGCCGGACTCCTTGGCGAACGCGCCCTGGCTGGACTTGGTCTTCTTGAACAGCAGGTCAAGGCGGGCCTGCATCTCGGCCTGCTTCAACGCCTCACCGGTCAGCCCGGACAGGCCCTTGGCCGCGAGGCGGGCCGAGACGTCGGACTGCTTGATCGACACGCCGTAGCGCTCGATCGGGTCAGCCTCGCCACGCATCAGCGAGCTGATGGACTCCACGGCCTCGCGGGTGGTGCCGCCGAACGTGGCGGCCATGTCGGCGGCCCGCTTGTTGAGCTGGTCGGTGAGCTTGGCGGTCTTCGCGATCGGCACCCCGGCACCGGCCAGGGAGGCGCCGACGACGTTGGACAGTTCGCGGTACTCGTTCGCGGACAGCCCGATGGCCTGGGCGGCCTCGTTGGAGCGCTTGATGACGGTGTCGGCGTACTTGCCGAACACGGTCTCGGTGGCACCGAGGGACTGCTGGGCATCCGAGGCCGACGAGACCGACGCGGCGCCGAGCTTCGCCGCGCCGGCCGCCGCGAGCGCGGTGCCAGCGAACACCGCGACACCGAGCGCCTTCCCGGCCTTGCCGACGCGGGCGCTCATGCCCTGCGCCGAAGCCCCCACGGAGGCGAACACCCGCTGAGCGCCCCGGTCGTTGGCCAGGATGCTGATCGCGATGGGACCGGCCACCAGTCACCCCTTCCGCTTGTTCGCTAGCTCGATGAAGACCTCACGCTCGACGTGGGACAGCTGCGGGTAGAGCTCCCACGGCTGACCCGTGTGCAGGCACCAGGCGGCCCGCTCCGCCGCCTTCAGCCGGCGGCGGGCTCGCCTTCCCCCGACGGCGTCTCCATCGAGGCGGGGTCGATCGCCTCGGTGGTCTCGTCGGTGAAGTAGGCGTTGACCGCGGCGATGGTCAGCGCGAGCGCCACCTGACGGGCGTCGGGGTCGTTCAGGCCCTTGCGGCGCTGGTCGACGAAGACGAGGGCGCGCATCACCTGGATCGGCTTGGCCTCGCCGTCGGTGTACGGGTCAAGACCGTCGAAGTGCTTGGCGATCGCGATCTCGTCGAAGCCGGTGAGGGTGTCGAGGAACCCCTCGAGGGTCTCGGGGCTCTGGGGCTCATACGTCTTGGCGCTCATGGGTTCAGTCCTCGCTGTCGGATCTTGGCGTTGATGTCGTCCTCCAGGCGCTGCACCGCGATGGGGCGCATGTCCTGGTCGACGTCCTGCATGAAGCCGGCTGGCTCGATGGAGCGGGCGGGCCAGCCGTAGTTGATGGGGCCGGCGTAGGGCACGGCTGCGGAACCGACCCGCACAACGGCCTTGCTCTTGGCGCGGTTGCCGCGCGCGGTGCCGGCGAGCCGGCCGCTGCGTCGCGGGATCCTCGTCTGGACCTTCTGAGCACCCTCGGCGGCGATCTTGGCGAAGGCGTCCTTCAGGTCGTTGATGTCCAGACCGAGCCGGCGGAGGTCGCGCAGGACCGCATCGAGGCCCTCGACCTTGAAGCCGACTCGGTCTGCCATCAGGCCGCGACCAGCGTGGGCTTCGCGGTGAAGTCCCAGCTGACCTCGACCGACCAGCGCGCGGTCGTCGAGGCGTCCGCGTCGCCACCGAGCAGGGTCCCGTCGGGCTCGGTGATCGTGACGTTGCCCGACCAGTGCTGCTGGGTGGCCGACGCGGCGACGTTGCCGTAGGGCTTGATCAGCGCCGCCACCGTGGTGCCGGGGACGGTCCAGATCTTGTTCCACAGGCCCGTCGCGGCGGTGTCCTGGGTCATGACCATCTTCAGCGAGTAGATCCGCCCGCCGCCGGCCGCGGCCTCGGAGAACGTGGTCTGGTCGCTGTCGGCCGCCCGGGAGACGATCTCGACGTTGAAGACCTGCGCGGTGAAGTCCGTGCCGCCGATGCTCAGCTGGAGCAGGCGTGTTCCGAGAGCAGCCATAGTGGTCAGCTCTCCTCTCTGTGTCCGTTGATGAACAGCGCCGGTACAGGGCCGACGTTGGGGATCTCGATGCGCTGCGGGACAGCGCTGGTGACGGCGAGGTGCGGCGCCAGCTGCTCGATGAGTTGGGGCTGGACGGCTTCGATCCATCGCTCTGCCTGGGCCTGGTCAGCCGGGAGCATCACGACGACGTTCCAGCGCACGACGCCGCCGAACGGGTTCGGGTAGTCCGTGCGCTCCATCCGGATGTGTGCCCGGCCCGCGGAGGAGTCGCCGGTGAAGTACGGCTCGGCGAAGACGCCTTCGACCTGGTTGCACGCCTCGGCGAGGTCGTCACGTGTGCCCATCAGAGGATGACCTTCCGGAACGGGCGCTCCATGCGGCGCACCTCGGGGTCGTTGGCGCTCGGACGTGCGCCGGTCTCGCTGGCGGGGTCGACGCCGAGCGGCAGGTTGCGACGAGCCAGCGCGCAGTGCACGCGCCGGCACAGCGCCTCGGCGAGCGCGGCGGTGTACGGGGCGACGCGGCACGCGCGGGCCTGCAGGTCGGTCTCGGCGTCGAGCACGCGCTGGACCTGGGTGTCGAGGTAGCCGATCGTCCGGTCGTCGTCAGCAGGTGCGCCAGGGACGACGGGCACCTGCTGACGCTCGAGGTACTCCTTGACCGCGGCGAGGTCGGGGACCTCGACGACATGGACCTCGCCGGGCAGGGTGGTCACTTCGCCGTGACCTCACGCTCGCCGAGCACGAAGGTGCCGGGCACGTCGAGGACGTACAGGCCGCCGGTGACGGGCCGCTCGGACCCGTCGGGCCGTCGTACGACGGTGCCCTCGGGAACCTCGACGGTCTCCCCCACTGCGAAGTTCTTCCGCTCGGCCATCAGCTGACCTCCGCGACGTTCACGGTCTTCTCGGTCGTCTTGCCCTTGTCGTCGGTGGTGATGACGACGTGCTCGCCGGCGTGCCGGGCGACGTACGACGCGCGGGCCGTGACGACGGTGCCGTCGGGGAGCCGGACGTAGCCGTTCGAGCGACCGAGCTCGATGGTGTCGCCGACCTTCACCTGGTCGGCCTTGGGTGTGCGGGCAGCCATGTCAGATGCCTCCTCAGGCGGTCGGGTCGTAGGCGATCTTGCGGAGGCCGGTCACGTCGTAGACGACGCCAGCGAAGTAGGCGAAGACGCCCAGGTCCCAGCCCTCGACCTTCTCCTGGAGCTTGTCCAGGCGGGTCAGGCCGGAGTTCCACACGTGCACCGCGAGCGGGTCCGCGACCAGGGAGTTCGACGCGCTCGTCGACGTCGCACCGAGGGACGCGGTCGGCTCCATCCGGTAGCCGGCGAGGTCGATGAAGGAGTACTTCCCGGCCACGCTGCCGTCGCGGTTCTGCGGGTTGATGATCGGGTAGAGCTTCTCGCCGACGGTGTCGCCCGAAAACTGCGGGACGATCGCCCGGGTGAGCGCCTTGTAGAGGTCGACGTGACCGAACGCCTTCACGAAGCGGGACCCGTCGGGGAGGAACTGCAGGTCGACCAGGCCGTCCTCGATCGCGCGGCCGGCGACGACGCCCGTGGCGCCGGCGGCGATGGCCGCGGTGAGGCTGGTGATCGACGACCACGCGGCGGCGATCAGCGCCCCGGTCTTCGTCTCCAGCGCGATCTTGAACGACCGCTCGAACTCGGACCAGACCAGCCCGGAGACCTGCGGGTTGCCGCCCTGGTCGGCGACCTCCCGGGTGATGTGGACCTTGCCCGAGACGGGGACCGGCGTCACGGTCGCGCCGGCCGCGGTGACCAGGTTGGTCGCGGTCGGGTCGGTGCCCTCGGTGTGGTCGCCGACCGCGACCGTGGTGTTGACCCGGTCGAGCTTGGTCCAGAAGAACGGCGTGACGTTGCTCAGCGACCCCTTGTGGAAGGTGTCGTAGAGCGGCGACTGCGGCGTCGGTGCCTGGCCGAGGAACATGTCCGGCCGGTAGTTCGGCTGGTTCAGCTCGTCGACGTTGCCGGTCGTCACGAACTCCGGGGCGCCCGGGGCGCCGTCGGGGGTGAGGTTCTCGGCCGAGAAGTCCTGGACCCGCTTGAACGCGGCCTCGTCGCCGCGGGCCGCGGCCAGCAGGTCCTCCGCGAAGTCGAACCCGGACGGGGCGCCCTCGGTGCCGGCGAAGCGGTAGATCGGCTCCTCACGGACCTTGAACTGCGGGCCGGGGCCGACCGGGAGCTTGATCTTCTCCAGCTCGGCAATCTTCTCGCTCAGCGCCTGGACCTGCCCCTGGAGCTCGACGGCCTCGGCCTGCCCGAAGGTCGGCGCGGTCTCGCAGGTGGTCACACCCTCGGCGTGGACCTTGTCGCACTTGGTGCACTTCATAGTGGTGCCTTCCTCGGCAGCGGATGCCGCCACGCTGGTGATGTGCGCGCCGTCGAAGGCGGGGCGCAGGACGACGGCGCCGCCCGTGATGGTCGCGGCGCCGGGGCCGGTGGGCTCCCGTACGCCGTCCTTGCCGTCGGCGAACTCGCCGCCGACCTCGGCCGAGAACGACCGCAGGATCCGGTCCTCGGCCAGCGCGAGAACCCGGTCGCCCTCGGGGGTCTTCGCGATCTTGACCTTCGCGTGGACGCCGTCGGCCTCCAGGCGGAGCTCCTTCGCGATGCCGACCTGGGCCTCGAGGGTCTCGGTGTCGTGGCCGAAGTTGAAGATGACCGCGACCTCCGCGAGGTCCGGCAGCGCGACCGTGCCGGCGGCGAACTGGTAGCGGGACACCTTCCCGGACACTCGGTCCCGGGCGGGCCGGGAGACGACGCCGAACGGGAGCAGGACTCCGGTCAGGGTGCGGGACTCCTGGTCGACCGCGAACGTGGCGGCCTCGAAGCCGACGATGGTGTCACCCACGGCGGGCGCTCCTCTCAGTGGCGGCGGCCAGCTCAGCCGCCTGATGGGCAGCAGCAGCCGTCACGGCGGCGCCAGCCTCGGCCGGGTCGGGGGTCCCGGTCGGCGCCTTGCTCGGGTCCAGGCCGCGCTTCTCGCGCGCCTCAGCGGGGTCGAGGATCTTCGCCGAAACCAGGACCGAGTCGGTGTGCGCGGCCGAGAGGTCGTCGAGGCGCTCGTACGCCGAGAGGTCGAAGGCCGCGGTGTAGCCGTAGGGGCACACGTCGTCGGCCGACATGCGGCCCTCGATGGCGACCTGGTACGGCCCCAGCACGTCCTCAGTCCGCGCGCGGCGGCGGTCCTGGGCGTTGAAGTAGGTCCGCGACGTGGTCGGGACGCTGAGGTCCTCCGGGTCGATCCCGGTCAGGCGGGCGATCTCGGTGATCGCGAACTCGTTGGCTTCGACCAGCTGCAGTTTCTGCGGGTCCCAGCCGGTGATGTTGTGCTTCACGGCGTTCGGGAAGTAGGCGGCGACCCGTCGACGCTTCGTCTCCTCGTACCGCTCGAGGAACTCCTGGATCTCCTCCTCGCTGCCGAAGGCGTCGACCTCCGGGTCCGAGGACGTGAAGTGCTCCGAGGGCGGGATGCCATCGACGTGCTTCAGCGTCGCGCGCTGCAACGCGATGCAGGCCCGGATGGCCGGCGAGGCATCGAGCAGACCCGGGTTCGGGGAGTCGATCCGGATCAGCCCCGCGACCTCGGGCCACACGGTCGCCGACCCCTGGCCGGGGTAGACCACGATCTTCGGCTGGACGGTGACCGTCTCGGCGTCGAGCTTGTGGGCATGGACCGGCCGGTTGTGCCAGCCGACCTCGGTGGTCCGCAGCCACGACCGGCCGTCGAGCAGCAGGTCCTCCAGCACCCGCGCCCACGTGATCGACGGGACGACGCCCCGCTCGGGCTGCTGGAGCAGGTTCGGCGTGAAGTTGGCTGCGGGCTTGCCGTACGGGTCGACGAACGAGAGCGGGAACTGACCCAGCGAGCAGATGATGTCCCGCGCCCGCTTGACCGCCGGCACCCGCAGCGCGTCAGCCCGGCTGATCCGGCCGGTGCGGAAGATGTAGTCGTCGAGCGTGGGGGTGGCGTACAGCGTCCCGGAGTCGATCTCGACGGAGAACGCCGCCGTCTCCTCCGCAGCGACGACGACGTCAGGACGACGACCCGTCAGCAGCGACCTCAGAACTCCCACGCCGAGGACCGTCCAGCACAGCCCCCGGCGTACGGGGCTCCGTTGCCAGAACCGGGCAACGCGGTGTCACGTTCTGGGCAACACCATTCCCCGGATCTGAGAACCAGCACCGCGCGCCCGCGCCGCGCGCACCGCCCACACCGCCGCCTTCACCGCGTCGGCCCGCCCGGTCGACGCCATGAGCGGCCCGTTGGCGCCGGGCTTCGTGCGGAGTTCGACGACCTGGCCGGCCAGATGCGCGCCGCCGTCGTGCCGTACGACGCCCTCACCGAGCAGCCGCTGAAACTCCTGCACCGCGACGATGACCGGCCCCTCCCCCGCCCGCGAGGGCAGCTTGCCCTTCACCGCCGGGTCCTCCCGCAGAGACGACCCCACGATCGCCCGGCCGCGGTACCCGGACGCCTTCACCACGGCCACCGCGGCGGCGAGGTCCGGGAGGTCCGCGGCGCTGACGACCACCGCGCCGTCGTCGAGCCGCCACGCGAGCGCCGCCGTCACCCCGTCCTCGAACCACGACTCGATCGCCGCGGCCGCCGGCTTCCCCTCCGGCACGCCCGCGACCAGCTCGGCCCACCGGTCAGCGTCGACGAGCTGCTCGCCCTTCACCTTCGGCCGCACGACCAGGTCCCAAACGTTGAGGTACTGGTTCGCCCACGACCCCACCGGGTCCGGGTCGTCGATCGACGGGCCGGCCTCCTGCGCCTCGACCAGCTTCGCCGCCATCTGGTCGCGCCGGTCGTCCGACCAGTGCGCCGACGCCGCCCTCCACGTCTCCTCCGCGAAGATGTCCGCGCCCGGCTCGACACCCCACAGCAGCAGCAGCGTCCGCAGATCGTCGTACGCCAACGCCGCCGCGATCTTCCGCTTCATCAGCGCCGTCGCCTTCCGGTGCGACGTGCTCGTCGTCACGACCTGCGCCGACTCCCGCTCCAGCGCCGCCGGCTCCAGGTCCTCCGAGATCCGCGGCGGCTCGATGTCCCAGCACTCGTCCGCCAGGCCGAGGTGCACGTCGAACGAGTACGCCGTCGTCTTCGCGAGCCAGCGCGCACCGTTCGGGTGCGTGACCCCCGGCTTGTTGTTGTTCTTCGACACCGCCCAGCCCTGGGACTCGCACCACGGCCACGCCCGCTCCTGCACCTCGCGCACGACATCGAGCTTGTTCCCGAAGTGGATGACGGTCTGCCCCGGCTCGAACAACTCGACCCCGCGCTCCATCCGCCACAACGCCACCGATCGCAGTCGCTCCGACTTCCCGATCCGCCGCGTCCCCGACTCGACGACGTTGAACCAGCACAGCCGGCCGTCCTCGTCGTGCTCGAGCTGCCGCACCATCGCGAGCCGCTGCCACCACCGCAGCCGGATCCGCCGAGCCTGCTCGACCCATGCGATCGCCGGCAGCGGTACGACGAACGGCACCCCGCGCCACCCGTGCATGCACGACTCGGCGGCGTACGAGCACACCGCCCGCGGGTGCACCTCCGTCATCGCCAACGGCGGGGCCGCGTTGGCCGGGACGTCGAGGTACGGCCTGAGCCACGCGGGTGCGTTCTGGACGTGATGCGACCACCGCATGCGCGCCGGGACCGTCCACTGGTCGTCCTGGGCCGCCAGGGAGAGAGACGGGAAGGGGCGGGGGCTTCCGCCGTCACGCTGGGCCGGGAGAAAGCCGGACAGGGCTTCGGCGGCGCCGATGGCTCGTTGCTTGGCGGCCGCTTCGCGGGGGCCGCTTGCGTCGCTGCACTTGCGGCATTCGGGGTGCCAGTTGGCGGGGTCGAGGGCAAGGTCAGGGCGTTGCCAGCGTGGCACCTTGTGGCCAACTACCCAGGGTTCGGTGCCGTCGACGATGCGGCCGCACCCTTGGCCGCATGGCAGGGGCAGCCAGGTGGTGACGATCTCTCGGGCCTGGCCGACGACGCGGCCGGACCAGGTGTCGACGCTGGTCACACGCCCACCAGGACGTACCTGCTGCGGTGGTGGTGCTGTTGGCGCAGCAGGGCGAGCAGGGTCCGGACCAGCTGGGCCAGTACGTCGGTGATGTGCTGGAGCAGCAGGATCACGGGGTCTCCCGGTGTGTGGCTTCGCAGGGTGCGAGGGCGTGGCCGAGCAGCACGACGCAGTAGGTGGTGGAGCAGGGGTCGATGAGGCGGCGGTCTCGGGCTTGGTCGAGGGCGCGGCTGACGTACGACTGGCGGTCGAGGGCGAGGACCTTGCGGAGTTCGGCGGGGTAGGTGCGGGCGTGGCCGTGCTGGGCGTTGAGGGTGGCCCAGATGCTGACGCGGAGCCAGGCTGGGTTGCGGTGGTTGTGCAGCTGCTCGACGAGCGACTCGCGGATGGAGTCGCTCGTCGACCCGACCGTCACGACTGATCCCCTGATTGGGCAGGGTCGTCGCCGCCGGGTGGGGTCGATATCTGCCCCTGCCCTATAGGGGCAGTGGGCAGATATGCGCCCACGTCGCCCTGGGCATCGTTGGGCAGGGTGGGCAACATGGCTGCGGATGGGGCGCCGGCCAGGAAGTGCTGGGTGGTCCGGCCGATCTTCGTGCGCCAGATCAGACCCTCGGCGACGAGCGCCCCAACGGCGGCGTCGGTCTGGGGGTTGTGCTTGATTCCGAACTTGTTGACGGCGAGCCGGAGGTTGCTGGCGTTGATCCCGGGCTGGGCGCGGATGGCTTCCAGGACTGCCTCACGGGCGCGGAGTTCCTTGCGGTGCTCGGTGGCCTGTCGGCGGTTGGCGGCGTGCTCGCTGAGGGTCTGGTGCCGGGTGGCGGGGTCGTAGGTGAGCTCGGCCTGGGGCACGTTGACGTCCCGGCCGAAGGCTGAGAAGTAGCGTGAGCCGTCGACTTCGTCGACTTCGGGGTTGTCCTCGTCCTTGTCGCGGACGAGCTTCCAGCTGGCGTCGGGCCAGTCCTTCAGTCGGGAGTCGCCGCGGGCGCGTTCGGCGCCGTGGCCCATGTGGTGCACGACGATCGCTTCGCTGGCGCCGGCCTCTAGGAGTAGCGCGTCGAAGGGCACGAGGAACTTCCCGGCCTCGTGGTTCTCGTCGAGGCCGAGAGCGTCGAGGATGGGGCGAAGGCAGTCGAGGATCACTACGTCGGCGCCGTTGATGTCTCGTGCCCACTCAGTGCGTACGTCGGGGTCGCGGATGTCGAAGGTCTCCAACAGGCCGCGGAGCGCGACCAGGCGCACGGCGGCCTGGTTGCGGATGCCTTGGTCGGTGAGCCAGCTCTGGAGGTTGCGGTCGTCGAGTTCGTCGTCGATGAGGACGACTCGTGCGCCGGGTCGTACGGCGAAGCGGCCGAAGAGGTCGTCGCCGTCGACGAGTGATCGGATCGTGTTGCCGATGGTGGTGGTCTTGCCGGCCTTGAACTGTGCCTCGAGCATGATCCGGCCGCCGGTGGGCCAGACCTTGTCGATTCGGTATGTCGGTGCGTCGAGCGGGCGGGCGAGGAACTCGTCGAGCCGGACCAGCGGCGGGCGAGCGACCCGGGCGCGCTGCTCGGCAGCGAAGCGGCGTTGCGCCTCCTCGCGGGCACGTAGTCGCTCCAGCTCGCGCTCGACGAGACGCTCGTGTTCGGTGGCCTGCCTCTGGCTTTTCTCGTACGCGTCCCACTCGGCGATCTCGTCGTCGCCCGGGCCGCCGGCGGGGGTCACCCAGATCGGTGGCTTGGCGTACTCGGTCACCACTCGTTGTCGACTGCGCGCTGCCAGTCGGCGAGCAGTTCGGGGGTGCCCTCGAGTTCGACGTTGAGGCCGTGGTCGAGCAGTTGCTGTACGCCCTCGTAGGCGGCGTGGTTCTCCCCGCGGGGCGGGAATCCCTCGCGGTGGGTGTCGCCGCACGGCCCGACCGTGGCTCCGAGCCTGAAGGTCACCTTGGTGCCGGCGGGTAGTCCCTCGTAGCTCCAGATCACCGCACGGCGGTCACGGGCGGGAATCGTCGTGAGATCGAGGCCGAGTACGCCGATGAGGCGCCCGCGGCTCACTGGCCAGCCGCCGCGAGGTCGTCGCCGACGGCCTGGTCGAACTGGGCCTCAATCCACGCTTCAACGTCAGACCTGCGGTAGACGACGCGCTTGCCGATCTTGGCGGACCGAGGGCCTCGGTTGACGCTCCGCCAGTACCTCAGCGTGCCTTCCGAGGACCGGACCATTCCGGCGACCTCTTCGGTTGTGAGCAGGTCATCCATGCTGCGCTCCTGTCAGTGGGCTGTTGTTTTCTCAGTAAACGCCAACTCTGGGTGACACGCAACAGGAAGCGCAGTACGCTGCGATTGTGTCTACCGAACCAACGCCCGCCAACGTCCCTCCCGCTGGCTCGACACCCGAAGAGGTGTTCGCGGCCCGCATCCAGGAGCGCCGCAAGGCACTCGACTGGGCGCAGACGACCCTCGCGGCCAACCTCGGCCAAGCCTTCGGGATTGACCTCGACGGCACGGCGATCACTCGGATCGAGCAGGGCAAGCGCCGCGTACGGCTCGACGAGGCGGTGGCGATCACGCAGCTGCTCGGGCTCGACCTGCACGAGGTCACCGCCCCTCACCCGGGCGGGATCGACGAGCAGCTCGAGCGCGCTCGGATTGCCCTGGACAGCGCGTCGTACGCCGCCGAGTTCTGGCAGCGCGAGCGGACGCAGGCACAGGGGCGCTTCGACGAGCTACAGCGGCTGTGGCGTGAGCGGCAGGAAGCGGCCGAACGAGCTCGGTCCTTCATCAAGGAGCAGCGCGACGCGGCCGAAGCACGCGGCGACGTGAACGCGCTCGCCGGCTACGACGTCGAGGGCGGTGGGGACGATCGCTTCGATCAAGAGGCGTGAGAGCGGGAAGTGGCGAGCGCGGTACCGCGACGCGGCCGGCAAGGAGCACGCCAAGCACTTCGATCGGAAGATCGACGGGCAGCAGTGGCTCGACCAGGTCACGGCATCGGTCGTCCGGGGCGACTACGTCGACCCCAAGGCCGGGCGAGCCACACTGGCGTCGTACGCCGCCTCGTGGGAGCAGGTGCAGGTCTCGAGCGACGGCACGAAGCGGATCGTCGACAACGCGCTGAGGCTGCACATCCTCCCCGAGCTCGGCAAGCACCCGCTGTCAGCGATCCGGCCGACGATGGTGCAGGCGCTGGTGAAGAAGCTGGACACTGAGAAGGGCCTCTCCCCCGGCACGATCCACGGGATCTACCACGTCCTGACTCAGGTGCTCGACGCGGCGGTCGACGATCGCCTGATCTCGTCGTCGCCGTGCACGTCGAAGATCAAGCTGCCGCAGTCAGATGACGCGCCAGTCGTCCCGCCGACCATCGAGCGAGTGGAGGCATTCCGGGACGCGCTGCCCGAGCGCTACCGCGCCCTCGCCGTGCTACTCGCCGGGGCCGGCCCGCGGATCGGCGAGGCGCTCGGCCTGGACAAGCACGACGTGACGTTCCTCGGGAAGGGCGCGGTCAAGATCGACGAGCAGCGGCGCCAGGACGGCACGATAGGGCCGCTGAAGTCGAAGAAGTCCCGCCGCGTCGTCCCGATCGGGAAGGTCGTCGTCGAGACCCTGGCGGCCCACCTGAAGGCGTACCCGAGTGAGGGCGCCCTGTTCCTCGACGAGATCGGCGAGCCGCTGGTGTACCGCCGGTGGCGCACGGTGGCCGAGGCCGCCGTGGTCGAGGCGAACCGGCGGGAAGCAGCGGCCCTGCGCGAGCGCGACCCGAAGGCGACGTACACCCCGTGGGACCTCACCGCGCACGACCTGCGGCACTTCTACGCCTCAGCGCTGATCGCTGGCGGCGCGTCGGTGAAGCAGGTCCAGGAGCGCCTGGGGCACGCCACGCCGGTGATCACCCTGACGACCTACGCGCACCTCTGGCCGGGCGAGGACGACCGAACCCGCGAGGTGATGGACGAGGTTCTCAGCCCTCTCGCGGACTCCCCGCGGACTGCGGAGGCTCTCGATGCGTGA